GGAGCGGACTTCCGGTTAAAATGCACCGGCTGTGGACATCAGATTATGATCGCACGAAAGCTTGTAGAAAAAAATACAAAAGAAATTGCTAAGTTGTAAAATCAAGTGCGACAAGGGTTAATAACTCTATCGCACTTGATTTTTTATTGTGGAAAATATGAGTGCTACAAGAGAATTAAAAAACTCTTGTAGCACTTTTTATTTTGCCAATTTTTAAGGAAAGGTGGGCGGAAACGTGAAAAAAGGAGATAAGCGTATTACATACGCCGACAGACAGAAGATTGAAGCAATGGAGCGAACCGGGGCAAAGGTTACAGATATTGCAAAGGCGGTTGGGTTTCACAGAGCAACGATTTATAACGAATTGAAGCGTGGGGGAACACCATACCGGGCAGAAGTAGCACAGAGAAGTTTATAAATGCCAGGCGGCAGCAGTATAGAAAGGAACTCAACATGGAAGTGTGGATATTACGAGGGACAGACCCGGAAACATTGGAAGAAAAGATAAATAAGCAGTTGGAAGAAGTGGAAAAGGTAAAATCACTTTTTCATACGCCAACGGTTCAGTATCAAACGGCAGTAGTGCCGCAGATGCGAGGGGATAAGGTAACGGGCTATAAGGTGGAGTATTCGGCAATGGTTGCAGTAGAAGCAAAACCGTTATTCCGGGAAGCGTAGGTGCAGCAGATGAAAAGAAAATTAAAGGTTAATGACTTCTTTTGTGGATGCGGCGGAATGGGTATTGCATTTAAAAATGCCGGATATGAAATAGCCGGGGCATGGGACTTTGATAAATACGCCGTGGAGAGTTACCGGGAAAACGTAGGGGACCATGTACAGAAAGCAGACATTAAGGAATTGCACCAAGCAGACATCCCACAAGCGGATGTGTGGGCGTTTGGTTTCCCATGCCAGGATTTGAGCGTTGCCGGAAAGCAACGGGGCATGATTTTAAAATGCGAGGATTGCGGCGAGGAAATAGAGATAAACCCGGAAGAGTACACGGGCAACACCATTTGCCCTAAGTGCAGCAGTAACAATTTTAAGGCGGCGAGCCGTAGCGGATGCTTCTTTGAAATGATGCGATTGCTTGAAGAAACAGAGAGAGAGAGAGAACACGCCATGCCGGCCGTTATCATTGCGGAGAATGTGCGAGGGTTGCGTCCATATTTGCCCGTGTTACGCCTGGAATATGAACGCCACGGGTACACGGCACATATTGAAATGTTTAATTCCAAATATTGGAACGTGCCACAGAGCCGGGATCGTTACGCAGTAGTAGGGACCAGGAATAAAAAGAACCTATCATTTACATTTCCGAAAGAGCAACACGAATTTGTACCGAAGTTATCGGATTACCTGGAAAAAGATGTGCCGGAAAAATATTACTTGCCGGATGAAAAGGCACAAACCATTATAGCCCAGGCAATGGAGAAATTAGAAAAAATGGGAAAGTGCCATGCGTGCATTACGCCGGACCGTATCAACAAGCGGCAGAACGGACCGAGGGCAAAGGCAGAGGACGAGCCAATGTTTACTCTTACCGCCCAGGATTTACACGGCGTTATCATCCTGGAAGATGAAAAAGAAGAGGAAAGCACGGGGGGGGGCAACAGACAACCACAGATAATAAATGTTGCGAACACAAACCCGTCCGGTCATGGGATGAACGGAAGCGTGTACTTTGCCGAGGGATTAGCCCCAACGCTTACAACCAACAAGGGCGAGGGGATAAAAGTAATGACAATAGAGAATGTCCGTTTGAAAACGGAATAATCCAAGCACAAAAGAACGGATGCGGCACATTTGTAGCGGTTGCACCAACTCTTCTTTCATCAGACTATAAACAACCGCCGTTAGTGATAGAAAAGCGAAAGGAACAAGACAATGGAAAGAACCAATAACCAGGGTTGCCAAATGGTGGGGATGCTTGACATAAAAGGACAAGACCAATGCCGCCGGGTGTATTCCGTGGACGGAATAGCACCAACCCTTACAACATCCGGGGGGGGGGCAAAGGGAAGTGAAAATATTTGATACAAAGCGGTTGAGGGTGCGAAAGTTGACCCCTAAAGAATACGGAATTTTACAAGCGTTCCCTATGGATGATTGGAAACAAGTTGTTTCAGATAGCCAGGCATATAAACAATTTGGTAACGCAGTAACCATAACGGTATTTACCGCAATAGCGGAAGAGATAGCAAAAAGCATTTATGCAGCAGAAGAAAGCGAGGAACAAAACATGGAAGCGGAAAACAAGAATTTTACCGGGATGAATGAACCGGAAGAGAAACCAACGGCGGAAAGCATTTTGGCGGCAGCAGAAGCCCAGGCGGCAGCAGGCCAGAAAGAAACAACTAAAACCGCAATTCCGGCAGAGGAAACCATAACACCGAACTCATTAGCCAACGGGATGTTACAGTTTCTTCTTGATAGTGGAATTGTAGCGAGTGCGTGCGTAACGGATGAAACAGAAAAGATGTTTGCAAAGCACATTAAAGAAGAATTGGACGGAATAACGATTGGGGAAGCACCGGAGATTTTAAGAGATTGGGAAGCGGCACAAAACGCCGTCAATGATATGCTTTCAAAATATGCACCGGGCGGATATGTGGGAAAAATCATTTATCCATTACTTACCCCATTAAAAGAGCGGTTGGAAGCCGGAGAAAGAACACCGGATTTATACAACGCCATTGTAGAAGCCACAAGGTAGGTGCAGCGTATGACATTAGCGGATATTGTGGCCGTTATGTCCGACCCGGACCGTGTACGGATTACAAAAGGAAGCAACGAACTATTTGCCGGATACTTGGGTAATTTGGTACACATGGCAGAATATGAAGCACTTATGGCGGAAGAGGTCACACGGATAAAAGAAACAGTGGACATAACCCATAAAAAATATAAGGAATTGGGATTGATGCAGCCGTTACACCCGGAAGAAACAACAAATTACAGTTTTTCGGATTTGCAGTTGACTATATACCGGGAAATCATATTGAAAAGTGAGGAATAAGCCGTGGCAGAAATTGGAAAGTTGGAAATTACCGTTTTGGACATGCCAAAAGTCCAAAGGTTATTGAAGCGGTACGAGAAAATACAAAGGCGGCGTGCCTGGAAAAATCACGCAAGAACAAAGAAAGCGAGGAATAGCACATGGAAAAAACAATGATGCCTATTAACAATCAGATTGAGCCGGATTTTTTAGAACACATCAAAAGCACCTTTAAGCGGTGGAGAGATTTAAACACCCAGGGCGTGACGATTGGGGCAAGGGAATTAAGTAATTTTGCCTTCACCTTAAAAGGTGCATCCATGAATAGCCATTTAGGATTTAAGTACAATTTCAACCCACAGGGAACGGATGCAGACGGAAACCCGGCAATCACATTAAAACTTTATACCAAACCGGAGCAGATGAACCCGGCAGCAGATAGGCCGGTATATGAATTTGCAGCCCCTTACATGGTTTAGGGTGCAGCAGTACAGAAAGCGAGGGAACACAACATGATGCAGAAATTAAAAGAAGAAATCACGGCAGCAGCCAACAGAGAATTAAACCGGGCAAATGAGCAATTCCCGTTATTTACATCAAAACATGAGGGCGTGGCAGTTGCCTATAAGGAATTGGAAGAGAGCAAAGAAGCCCTTGAAGAGTTAGAAGCATCCTTTAAGTGCTTATGGGATGATGTGAGAGGGAAAGAAACGCCTTGTTATCTGAAAGAAGAGATAACACCGCTTAAAATTGCAGATTACGCAATTAACCTTGCGTGCGAAGCCGTACAGACGGCCACTATGCTTATGAAATATGAAATGAGCCTTAACCCGGCAGCAGAAAGAGAGGGCGAATAATGGCAATATATGCAATTGATTTTGATAACACGTTGGCTATTACCCGTTTCCCGGAAATCATAGCCCCCAACAAAAAAATGGTTGCTTTTGCGAAAGCGGTAAAAGCCCAAGGACACCAAATAATATTATGGACAAGCAGAGCCGGGGCAGACCTGGAAAATGCCGTGGAGTGGTGCAGATTGCAAGGGATTGTATTTGATGCCGTGAACGAGCCATTACCGGAGCAGATAAAGCGGTGGGGCAATGATACAAGAAAAATCTATGCGGATTATTACATAGACGATAAGAACATGACAATAGCCCAAGTGGAAAGCACCATGAACCAAATAAAAGAGATTATGGAAGAAATAAAGGAGTGAAATAATGAAAATCAAAATCACAGATGTGTTACCAATTGTTAATCCACCGGAAGTAGGGAGCATACACACGGTTACAAGAAGAGAGACAGAACCGCCAAGAAACAGACGCACGAAAATGTACTATATAGAAGTCAATGGAAGAGAAATAGGGGTATATTCAAGAGAATGCAAAGTGATAGAAGAGTAGAAAGCGAGGATAAATAAATGGGATTTATGGACAATTTTACATCAGATAGCCCGGTAACAGTAAAGCAGCCGGATTATTATGCAATGGTAAAGGAAGCAGCCAAAACGGAGTTAATCACAAATGCGGTCAATGCGGAAGTGCCGGGGTATTACATCCAGGCAATGATTACCGGGAAAAAGCCGGATTTTCTTAATACCCTGGATGCAGAGGAAGAGTTTTGAAGCCTGGGAGAAAGAAAACGGCGTTGAGAGTGCGGCGGACGGATTACATAGGCTTATAGATGATTTAAGTAAAAACCGGATTGAGGAATTAAGGGCAATCAGAGAAAACAGAGAAGCAGAAAACGCAATATTAAGCAAATTACTAATTCCGCCATTATGTGGGGACGAAAGCAGAGCGGAAGAAACAGAAAGCGAGGGAACACAACATGATGCAGACGGCAGCAGTACAGAAGATAAGCGAACAGAATAGCCCATATAAAGCAATGTTGGACCGGGCCTATATGATAGGCTACACGGATGCCATGAACCAGGAGAGAAGCCGCAGAAGAGCCGCCAGGGAACGCCGGGAAAGAAAAAAGTATTTTGCCATGCAGAAGTTAAACGGCGTTGCATTGCTGATTTTCACGGCCGTAGCAATCAAGATTTTAGAGGGGGATGCAACAATAGCATTTATAACCGTTCCTTTAGGGTTATCCATGCTTTTATCCAAAGAAATGTTGATTATCAATAGATATTATTGGAAATGTAAAGAAAATTTATAAAAAGCGAACCCCTATTGCAAAGGTGGGAACCTAAAACAATAGGGGTTGGAACTCAACAAAGAGAGTATAGCACAATATATAGTGTTTGTAAATGTGGTTTTTCTATATATAGGAAGAAACCGCATTGGAAAGGTTGGTTTTACATGGTCGTAAGGATTATTACCATAATTGCAGCAGTTACGGCAACGGGATTTTTCACGCTTGCCGCTTTATGGTTCATAGGATTTTTGAAAGTCCGCCAGGCGTGGGCGTGGCTTTTTGAAGATTGGGACCGTAGATTTTAATTTTTTTTGACGGTGCAACCGGGTTTAGCCGTCCTTGTAATGGGCCTTAACATATCAACCATTATAGAAATATATGTTTTATATCTGCCTGGATAGGTGGGTTTTAGATAGATAAGTGAAAAGGTGGGGCAATGGGTAAAAGATATTATGACAATTACGATTATGAGGAAGCATACAAGGAGCAGTGCAAGAAGTTAGAGGAAGCAGAAATGGAAAGGTGGATGAAAGAGGGGTGGGTAAACTGCCTATACAGAACATCCACATACAAAAGCACCAATACAGAGAGCAACACAACATTGCTTGAAAGTATGGTGTACCCGTCCTTTAAATTCAAAGCAGATATGCCAAAGACGGAAAAGAAGAGAGAAACAAGCCCGTCACAATCAAACCTCAACGATAAGAACGCAAGACGGTATTTAATCCGTTTAGCCAATATCAATTTTGGAAAAGGGGATATATGGGCTACGTTTGGTTGGAATAATGGGTTATTGCCGGAAACCTACGAGGATGCAAAAAAAGATGTGGTTAATTTCATACGCCGCATAAACCGCAAGCGTAAAAAGCTAGGGTTAGAAAATGCAAAGTATATTTACATAATCGCATTTGAGGAATACACACGCCCACATTTTCATTTACTCATATCCGGCGGAATAGACCGTGACGAGTTAGAAAGAATGTGGGGAAAGTGCGATAGACCAAACACCAGGAACATAAGCCCGGACGAGAATTTTTTATTAACCGGACTTGCTACATACATAACACAGAACCCACACGGAACAAAGCGTTGGTGTCCGTCCAAGAATTTGAAAAAACCGGATGAACCAAAACGCAGTTACTCAAAATTCAGAAAAGCAAAGGTGGAGAAAATGGCCTTTGATAGTAGCGTGTTACAAGCAGAAATGGAAAAGGCATATCCGGGCTTTACGTTCCTGGATGCAGAGGTAAAGCACAACGGAGTAAACGCAGCCTTTTACATATACGCCCGTATGGTTAAAAAGGGCGAGAAGCCGAAAGGCAAGCCACAAAAAAGAAAGCGAGGGAACAAAGCATGAAAATTATTTGCACACTAAACCTAAAGGGTGGATGTGCCAAGACCACAACGGCGGTCAGCATGGCGGAGTTATTGGCAACCGGGTTTAAATCGAAGCATGGAACGGTTAAGCCTGGGAAAGTCCTTTTATTTGACAATGACAAGCAAGGGAACGCAAGCCGCCTATTTGATGCGTACCAGGGAGAAACAGAAAGCCCGGCGGCAGCAGTATTAAAAAATGCCACATTCAAGGGAAACACCATAAGACACACAAAAATTAAGAATTTGGACATTGTGCCGTGCAATTATTTTATGGAGTTGGCGGAATTGGAGATTAAGGCAGATACAGACACGCCACAACACGACAGATACCGCCGAGCGTTTGAGGAATTGAAAAACACGCCGACATTTGGAAATTATGATTGCTGCATCATAGACAACGCCCCGGATTTAGGCATGAACGTAATAAATGCACTTGTGGCAGCAGATGAAATTGTTATACCCGTGAATTTAGATTGCTATTCCCTGGACGGATTGGAAGAATTGGTGGACCAGGTAAACAATGTTAGGCAGTTGAACCGCAAAGCACACATTGCCGGGGTGCTTATTACGGACTATGAGAAATCAGACACAAGCGAAGCGGCGGAAACGTGGTTGAGAGAAAAAAGCGGATTGATAGTATTTAATACAATCATCAGACATTCCAAGAAAGTAAAAGACAGTACATTTTACCACAAAACGCCAATAGCCTATTCCGTGAGAAGCGGAGCGGCACAAGGATATAAAAATTTTATCCTGGAATGTATGGGAGAAACACGCATAGCAGAAATGCAGAAAGAGAGGGTATAACATGGGCTTTAATATTATGGACCTTATGAACGGAGCAACCAGGGCAGCAGTTGAGGGCGTGGACAACTACGAAGCAATAACCCTTAACCTGGACGAAATCAAAGTTACGAAGCACAACCGTTATAGCATGGATGATTTGGAAGAATTGGCAACATCAATTCTTATGGACGGATTGCAAGAGCCGTTAATCATTGGCCGGGTAAACGGGGAGTATCTTCTTTCCGGTGGACATAGACGGCGTGAAGCCCTTGTTATTTTGCAGAATGAGGGACACACGGAGATTACGCAGAACATCCCGTGCCGCTTTAAGGACATGACGGAAACACAATTTAGATTATCCTTGCTAATCGGCAATACCTTTAACCGAAAAATGACCGATTACGATTTGATGAACCAGGCGGCGGATTGGAAAGAGGTATTGACCCAGGCGAGAAAGGAAAAATTGTTAGTCCTGGAAGAGGGAAAAAGGGTTAGGGATTATGTGGCGGCAGTCCTGGGGGAAAAACCAACCAAGATTGCACAGTTGGAAGCAATTAACAACAATGCCACGGAAGAGGTAAAAGAGCAGTTTGAAAAAGGCAATATGAAAATTACAAGTGCCTATGAAACAAGCAGATTATCCAAGGATGCACAAAAAGAGGTTGCGGCAGCAGTTGAAGCCGGGGCGGATATAAAGAGCGAAGAGATAAAACAGATGTCCGAGGAAAAGAAAAAGAAGCGTAAGACCGCCGAGGACATAGCCAAGGAACAAAATGTGTCAGATACCGACACATCCGAGGAAGAAAAGGCAAATGCCAAGAAATTACACGCCGTAAAAATGCTTGAAAAATATTATATCTATCTTTCCGAAGAGGAAACGGGCATTTTGGAACGGATGTTGGAAGATTGCAAACGCCGTAAACGTGAATATGCCTTAGAGGAAGATTAAACGGGTATGGGGAAAATTATATTATTCCCCACGCACCCGGATTATTGCAAAAGGTGTATTTATTCCAGGAGCAACGGAACGTGTGCAAGTGAGAAATACAACGAAAATCAATACAAGGTAAATTGCGTGTGGCATTACTGCAAATACCGGAAAGAAAAGGCGGAATATGAAACATGAGTATGAAGAACATGAAGAGAAGCGAAACAACGGAGCAAATAGCCCTTTTCAATTGGGCGAAACGGACAGAAAGCATATTGCCGGAATTGGCGTTGATGTACCATGTGCCAAACGAGGGAAAAAGGAGCAATGGCGGAATATTAAAGGCGGCCGGACTTAAAAGCGGTGTGCCGGATATATGCCTGCCCGTTGCAAATAACGGCTTTCACGGGTTGTATATCGAATTGAAGTTTGGAAAGAATAAGGCAACCAAAGCCCAGGAAGAGTATATGGCAATGCTTAATGCACAAGGTTATAAAACGGCGGTGTGCTATGGGGCAGAGGAAGCCGGGGAAGAGATATTGGCATATCTCACAGAACCTGGACGGATGCCAAAGAAAGCGTGCGTAAATGCACCGTGGATTAACGGAAAGTGTGACGGTATCAATTTACCGTCACGAATGTTTAGCCGGGAAGAGTGCAGAGGGTGTAAGAATTTTAATCCAGGAAGAGAAGAGAGAATAATAAACGAGATTTTAAACGAACACCCGGAAAAGAGAGAAATAAAGCAAGCAATTATAAATCTTTCATGCGGTCAGACGGGGAATAAAAAGATTGAGAGCATGGAAGATACATTGGAGATTATCAACGCCACATTGGGCGGAATGGTAAAAGGCAATGAATTAACCGTGGAGCAGTCGGCAGCAGTATTAACGGTTGCTATGAAAGCCTACGAAGTAGGAAAGAAAGCGAGGATAAAAGCATGAGTGCAAAAGCAGATAAAACGGGTTCATGTTCCTTTTGTGGACAGACCAAAATAATACAGGTCCCGGAAGAGTGGGAGCAAGGGCAGATTAACGAAGCGGTAACGTGCGAGTGCGAATGTGAGCAAGCACAAGCATACGCAAAAGCAAAAGAGAGAAAGGACAAGGCAAAGAAAAGAGTAAATGAATTATTTGGTGGCGGTGCAGAAAAGCCCGTTGCGGAAGATGTGGTTAATCTTTTAATTGCAACCGTTGATGCAATCGAGGATAAACACATGAAAGGGATTACCGTTGATGTGGGGCATGGCGTAAAAGCAAAGGTTTCTAAAATGGCGAAAGAAAGTATTAAGGTTGAACGGTCGGAGAACAAAAAGACAACCTACGAAGAATAGCGGATTGGGGGGGGGCAGTATTGCAAAGAATTGATGATGATATTAAAGCCACAGTAAAAAAGATTATCCAGGGCAACGAGAAACGCAAACGCCGGATGCTTAACGGGAACGCATCAGCATTTGACCGTATGGCTTATAGCGTGATAAATGAAGCCCTTAATAATTCATGCCACAACATAGATAGCGAAGCGGCACGGGAGCAGATGCAGAAACAAATATATAAAAGCGTGGTTCATTGTACGCCGTATGAAAGTATTTATGATGTGATGTGTGGCCGCCGTCAATTCTACGATTACCGCAATGAATTTATAACCGCAGTTGCCGAGGGGCTAGGAATGTTGCCAGGCAGCAGGACTAAAAAGAATACCGGATGCAGCAGTACAACGGGGACATAATAGCAAGGCAAAAGAATTTATAATTGGGTTATGGGGTAGCAATACACATAACCCATAAACCATTTACAGAAAGGGCGGTGGGACCGTGAAAGAATATGCAAAGGGCTTTTATAAGTCCGCCGCATGGAAGAGAGCAAGGCAGCAAGTAATAACCAGGAGCAACGGATTGTGTGAGCGGTGCAAGGCGAGAGGAATATATAAGCCGGGTTACATTGTGCATCACAAAGAATATATTACGCCGGGCAATATCAGCAATCAAAACATCACATTGAACCTGGACAACCTGGAATATGTTTGTGAGGATTGCCACAACAAAGAACACAAGGTAGTACATACACCAATGCGTTATCAGTATGATGCAAACGGAAATTTATTACCGCCGAAAGAAAATAATAAATCAGACCACACCCCCGGGGTACAGAATTTGACACCGGGTAAAAGAACCGAGGGAGTTACCTCAAAATTACTCTGCAAGGTCGCACGCATATGAGGGGGGATAAAATGGCAGAGAAAGAAACAGTAAAAAGCGAGAACAAAGAGAAAAAAAAGGTAAACAAATTAACAAATGCAAGGATAAAAAAAGAGGTAGAATTTTTAGAAAATTTATTTGCCGGGGTTGATGACGAAGCCAAAAAAACGCTGATAAATTCGCTGATTGAGGAAGCAGCGTTTTTAAAAGTTGCGTGCATCCAGGCAAAAGAAGAATTGAAAAAAGAGGGCCTTACAACAGAAACAAAAAATGCGTCACAAAAATTTGTAAAAGCCCACCCGTCCGCCACGATTTACGAAAAATATTCACGTCAATATACATCAATTATTCACACCTTAATTGAGTATTTGCCACCAAAAGAAAAGGTAAAAGTAGACCGTTTGGCCGCATTAAGGAACTCATAACGAATGGGAAATTGGGTATTCGCTTATTGGGAAGCAATACAAAAAAAAGAGGTTGTAGTTGGTGTATGGATAAGGTTAATATTTCGGATTTTAACCGAGGAAATAAAAAACGGAACGTGGATTTATGACGAGCGCAAGGCAAACAAAGCAATCAATTTCATAGAGAATTTTTGCCACCATTCAGAGGGAAGAAATGACCTTTTGAAGTTGGAGTTATGGCAAAAAGCCATTGTGTCCGCTATCTTTGGAATATTAGACAAAGAAACCGGGTATAGGCAGTTTAGGGAAGTATTTATAATTGTTGCCCGTAAGAACGGAAAAACACTATTTGCCGCAGCAATAGCCGCATACATGACATACATAGACGGGGAATACGGAGCAAAGGTTTATTTCCTTGCACCAAAATTAGACCAGGCGGACCTTGTGTATGATGCCTTTTGGCAAATTGTACAAGCGGATGACGAGTTGGACGCAATCACGAAAAAACGCCGTAGTGATATTTATGTGCAAGAGTTCAATACAAGCATAAAGAAAATTGCTTTCAACTCTAAGAAGTCGGACGGCTTTAACCCTCAAATGGTTGTGAATGACGAAATGGAAGCATGGCCGGGGGACCAGGGATTAAAGCAGTACGAGGTTATGACTTCTGCCCTTGGTGCGAGAAAACAGCCACTTATTCTTTCCATTGCAACCGCCGGGTATGTTAATGACGGAATATTTGACGAACTTTTCAAACGTGCTACATCATTCCTAAAAGGCACATCAAAAGAAAAACGTATTTTGCCTTTTCTATACATGATTGATGACATAGAGAAGTGGGACGATATTAACGAACTAAAGAAAAGCAATCCTAACCTGGGCGTGTCGGTATCAGAGGAATTTTACTTAGAGCAAATAGAGATTGCCAAAAACTCACTTTCCAAAAAAGTCGAGTTCTTAACCAAATATTGCAACATCAAACAAAATTCAAGTGTGGCATGGCTTGACTATTGGGATGTTATGAAGTGCGTAGACGTAGAAAAACCGTTGAGTTTGGAAGATTTTAGAGGATGTTATTGTGTGGGCGGCATTGACCTATCACGAACAACAGACCTCACGGCGGCTTCAATCATCATTTACAAAAACGGGAAAAACCATGTGTTTACACAATTCTTTATGCCGCAAAAGCGGTTTGAAATTGCCGTGAACGAGGATAACACGCCTTACAATATCTACAAAGAAAAAGGATTTTTGAAAATATCCGGGGAAAACCAGGTGGACTATAAGGACGTTTATTATTGGTTTGTAAACCTGGTAAAACAATATAAGATAAGGCCGCTTAAAATCGGCTATGACCGCTATAGTGCATCTTACCTGGTAGAAGATTTGAAATCTTCCGGCTTTCACATGGATGACGTTTACCAGGGAACAAACCTAACGCCCGTGCTACATCAGTTTGAGGGAGAACTAAAAGACGGAAATTTTGATTTTGGGGACAACTCACTTTTGGCATCACATTTATTAAACGTTGCGGTGGAAATCAATATGAATGATAGCCGCATGAAACCAGTTAAGATTGAAAAGCGTATGAGAATAGACGGGGCCGTTTCCGTGTTTGATGCAATGACAATGATTTCAAAATACCACACGGAAATTGGAAAGAAATTATTGAATGAAGCGGCATAACGGCAGCAGTCATAAAAGGGTCAGAATTTCAACACGAAACATTATAGAATGTTGGTGTGGGAAATCTGGCCCTATTTTTGAAGAAAGGGGGAGAAGAAAACGGGAATTATCGCAAATGTATTAAATTCATTCCGGGCAAAGTACAGACCCCTATTATTGAGCCGTGGAGAGTATGAGCCAACGGGAACATTACGGGATAATGACATTGTGGGAGCAATTGCGGATGCAATCGGAAAGAATGTTGGCAAGTTGAAACCCCAGGTAATCCGCAAGGATGAAAAAGGCATGGTAATTAAAAATGATTACCTTGCAAGGCTTTTATCCTTACGCCCATGCCCGGAAATGTCAACCTATGATTTTTTATACCGTATTGCCGTTGATTTGGTTTATACATCCAATTCCTTTTCCGTGATTTTTTGGAACAAGGATTTTACAAGGGTTGAGAGCATCCAACCAATTACCACAACATCATATAGGATTTTTGAGGATGATAAAAACAACATCCTTTTCCGTTTCCGGTGGGACTATGACGGGAAAATGTACACCGTGCCATACCAAAATGTAATCCATGTTAAGGCGAGATATAATAAACGCCGTTTCCTGGGAACAACGCCGGATATGGAGTTAAAAAGAAGCCTGGACCTCATAGAAACATCCGGGGAAACCATAAAGAACATTGTGAACCGTTCAAATTCTTTAGCCGGGTATTTGAAATATAACAATATCGCAGATGATGAAGAATTGAAAGAAATAGCCCGGAATTTCCAGGATGCCTATATGAACAAGGACAACGCCGGGGGAATTGCCGCAATTGATAACACGGTGGAGTTTAAAGAAATCTCACAGAGAACGCCGAGCATACCGACAAACCAAATTACATTCTTACGGGATAACATATACCGTTATTACGGCGTGAATGACAAAATATTGACTTCCACGCTAAACGATACCGAGTTTATTTCATTTTACGAGAATGTAATTGAACCTATCAGCGTGCAATTGTCCTATGAGTTCACATTTAAACTTTTAACGCCCCGTGAAATTGGTTACGGAAACCGCATTGATTTTGTGGCAAACCTTTTACAGTACGCCACGTTGCAGACAAGAGAAACCATAGGCGGCGGAATGTTTGACCGTGGAGCGTTGACAATCAACGAATACAGAGAACTTATGTATTACGGTCCGGTAGAGGACGGGGACCAAAGGTTGGTATCTCTAAACTATGTCAAGGTTGGGGACCAATCATTGTACCAGGTAGGGCAGCAGAACGAGCCGCCGGATGATACCGGAGCAAATGACAGAGAAAAACGGGCAATGCAAGCGGCCGCCCGTGCCTATATGCAGATTATGAAAGGGGGTTAATGGAAATGCCACAGATAAAACAGTTTATTGCGTGCAAAAATGCCAAGACCGCAACCGTAAAGCCGTTTTGTGAGATTAAAAACATCACAGATACAACGGCGGACCTTTATTTTTATGGGGATATTGTTTCGGATTGGTGGGGAGCATGGCAAGAAGAGGACCAATACCCGGATGCAATCAAAAATTTCCTTGCAGAAGCAAACGGCAGAGATTTAAACATTTACATCAATAGCGGCGGCGGTTCGGTGTTTGCCGGAATTGCTATTTACAATATGCTTAAACGCTACCAGGGAAAGAAACATTGTTTCGTGGATGCCCTGGCCGGTTCGATAGCATCACTTTTTCCGTTTGTGGATAGTGACAAACCGACAATTCCAAAGAACGCCTATTTGATGATACATAAGCCGTGGTGCGATTGCGAGGGCAACGCTAACGAATTGCGTAAAATGGCGGACACATTGGAAGCCATAGAAGCCGGAATTTGGAGCATCTACGAAGAACATTTAGCAGAGGGCGTAACAATCGAGCAGATAAAAGAGTTAATGGAAGCGGAAACATGGTTGAGTGGCGAGGAAGCCGCAAAATACTTTAACGTGTCGGTGGGGGAAGAAAATACCGCCGTTGCGGCAGTCCAGGACTACACGAAATTATATTGCAAGAACACGCCGGAAGCATTAGCCGGGGGAAATCCACCGGACGATACCAAGGACCAGGCAGCAGCCAAAGAAAAAGAAATCAGAAGCAAAATTGCAGCATTAACAATTCAACACATGGAGTAAGAAAGAGAGGAAAGCAGCATGAACAGAGAACAGTTAATGAAAATGAGCAAGAAAGAGTTAAAAGCACGCCTTGTTACCGTGGGTAAAGAAGCCCAGGACAAGAGCGGCGAGGAATTAACCGCACTCATGGACGAAGCAAAGACCATTGGGGAAATCCTGGACGAGATTAAAGCCCGTGAGGAACTTGCAAGAGCCGCAGCAGCGGCGGCAACAGAGGGAGAAGAGCCGGAAGATGGTACAAAGGGCGGCGAGGGTGCAGAAACCAAGGATAAGGCAAGAGCGGAAAGCGGCAAAGCCTTAAAGAATGGCAAGGCTGTTAAATTCAAGGCAAAAGCCATTGCGAAGCCTTTAAATACAATCACAACCACAACGGGCGTTGTGATGCCGCACCATACAAGCCCGGATATTTCCCCTACATTCAACAATGTATCGTCCCTTATTGACAGAGTAAAGACCGTTCCACTTGTAGGCGGCGAAAGTTATCAGCGTCCTTATGTGAAAACATACGGGGACGGGGCCGGTAGCACCGCAGAGGGAGCAGATTACAACACATCCGAACCGGAATTTGGTTATGCGGATATTGTGCGTGAGAAAATCACGGCATACGCAGAAGAGCCGGAAGAGATGCAGAAGTTACCGGATGCAGACTATGACGGCGTTGTGGAAGATAGCGTTACAAGAGCAATCAAGCGTTACGCATCCCGTCAGATTTTGGTAGGAAAGGGCGGCACGGGAAAATTCCGTGGCATTTTCTACAACCCGGATAGTGCATCAGATGATATTATCGACCGCACAACGGACATTGCGACCATTACCGCAATCGCAGATGATACCCTGGATGAAATTATTTATTCATTCGGTGGGGATGAAGAAGTGGAAGATGTGGCTGTGTTAATCCTCAACAAGAAAGACTTAAAGAAGTTTGCAAAGTTGAGAGATAAGCAGGGCAGAAAGGTTTACACAATCGTAAATCACGGCAATACCGGAACAATTGACGAAGTGCCTTATATCATCAATTCCGCTTGCGCAGAAATCGGCGGAACAAAAGATGCTTATTGCATGGCTTACGGTCCGTTATCCAATTACGAGGTTGCCGTATTCTCTGATATTGATGCACAGAAATCAACAGAGTACAAGTTTAAACAGGGTCAGATTGCTTATAAGGCAAGCGTATTTATGGGTGGAAATGTCGTTGCAAGAAACGGCTTTATCCGTGTAAAGAACCCGTCAGCGTAAGAGAAAGGCGGCTAAAGCATGAAAAAGGAACAGTTGATTGCGAAAGCCAAATTGAGAATTAGAAAAACATCAAATGATATATTGGATGAAGATGTGGGGCAGCTTGTAGAAGTTGCCCTTGCAGACTTAAAACGTATCGGTGTACATAGTTCCTATTTGGACGAAGCAGACATAAAAGATCCCTTAATCATTGAAGCCGTTTTGTTATATTGTCACGCTAATTTTGGAAGCCCGGATAATCAGACACAGTTACTTGCATCCTATGATGCAATGTGTACCAAGATAAAAGGCGGTGGGTATCATAGAGAAGCCAATAAAACTATTGATTAAAAAGAACCAAACAGAATACCAGGAAACGGAAGTAATAGCATCAATTAACCCGGTGGGGCGTGACGAGTTCGCAGCCGCCGGGCAATTGGGTTATAAAGTAACATCACAATTGGAAGTTTGGGACTTTGAATATGACGGGCAAACGGAAGTTTCCATAGACGGAAAGCGTTATGCGGTATACAGAACCTACGGACCGAAGAGCAACGGGAAAACGGAGTTGTATATTGCGGAAAGGGTGGGGAAAGGTTGAAAGTTTCACTTGATAGCCTGGACGAAGAAATAAAAAAAGAATTGGAAAATTTCAACGTGGAAGTAGTACGGGCAACTAATGAAAGCATTAAGGAAGCGGCGAGAGAAGCAACCAGGACATTAAAAAAAGGCGGACCGTACAAAAACAGAACGGGCAAATATGCCAGAGATTGGACAACCGGACAACGTGAAAAAAATAAATCGGTAATAGAGGTACAAGGATATACCGTGTACAACAAAAAGAATTACCAATTAACCCACCTTTTGGAACACGGACACCAAAGCAGAAACGGCGGAAGAGTAAAGGAATTTGCACACATAGCCCCGGTAAATGAACAGATAGGGGAAATGATAGCAAGCAAGATTGAAAGCAAATTAAGGGGGTAAAAATGGCAACGGCAGCAGTATTAACAGAGAGGGCGGAAAGCCTGGGACTACCCATAACAAAAAACGCCTTTGAGGGGACTTTAGAAAACCCAGTGCCGCCATTACCTTACATGGTTTACCTTTTACCACGGGAAGCAACCGCCGGGGCGGATAGCAGACCGAATAATCTAATGGCGGATGATTGGCAATTGGAACTTTACACCGTTGCAGATGATGAAGCGGCGGAAGAAATCAGAACACGGATTGAAAACGAGGTTTTACATGATGTGGACTATGTTAAATTTGTGGCTTATGTGGATAGTGAGGAATGTTTTCAAACGACCTACGAAGTCACGGGATTATTGAGGAAAGCGAGGAAATAAGAATGGACAAAGAAAGCATTGTTTTAGGTAGTGGAGATTTGTATTGTACAGACTTCCAGGGAACAAACGAAGCAATCCCGGATGATGCGGTGATTGAAACAGAAAATAACCGCCTGGGGCATATTAAGGGCGGTGCGGAAATCGAGTATGCACCGGAGTTTTACGAAGCAAAAGACGATATGGGTAAAGTTTCCAAAGTAATTATTACAGAAGAGGAAGCCACCCTTAAAAGCGGAATTATGACATGGTGCGGAACAACGCTTGAAAAGTTATGTCAGACCGCAAGAGTGACAGAAGATAAGGCAAAGGGAATTAGAACGGTCAAAATCGGCGGTATCGGCAACGCAACGGGTAAGAAATACCTTTTGCGATTTGTCCATAAAGATACCCAGGACGGAAATATCCGTGTAACGATTGTTGGTAACAACCAGGCCGGTTTTACAATTGCCTTTGCAAAGGATAGCGAAACCGTTATTGATGCAGAATTTAAAGCGCAGCCTATGGATAAAGAGGGTACTTTAATCCTTTACACAGAGGATATTGACAAAGAAGAGTAACCGGAAACACAGGCCAACGATAAGAATGGGCGGCCGGTTAAAAAATCGAGCCGCCTTATTACATGAAAGAGAGGAACACAACATGGCAGTAAAAGAATTTAACATGAACAAAATTAAACGTACCTTTTGGCCGTTTACTCTGAAAGATAAAAAGGATGAAAACGGAAACGTGGTTGAAAAGGGCAAGAAAATTATTGTCCGCATGCCGCAAAAGGGCGTTTTTGAAGCAATAAAGGATGTGGAAGCCAACGGAACGGGCGAGGATGCCGATACATCAACCATTTATAACCTTGTGGCAGCAGTATTAAACAACAATATGGGAAATATAAGAGTTTCCGCCGAAGAGGTAGAGAGTTACGACATTGAAGAGTGTACGGCAATCCTTAACGCATACATGGAGTTTGTGGATGAATTAAAAGCAAACCCAAACTAAAAATGCCCTATTATCCACGCCAGGATAAAAAGGGCGAAATCCCGTATACAATCCTTACACGCCCGGAAAAATTGGTTATGGACTATTGCCATATCAACATTTATGAAGTCAAGGAAATGGAAATAGATATTTACCTTTTCTTCTTACGGGAAGCAATGATTTTTGAAAATTCGCAGACCGAAGAGGGACGAAAGTATTTAAAAGATTGTTTCCGCATGGAGCAGACCAAGCCGGACCGTGAGGGATTAAGAGAAAGATTTAGAAAGAAAAGGGGAAAGTCAAGTGGCTAACAACATTAGAGGTATTACCATTGAAATTGACGGTAAAACCGAGAAACTGCAAAAGGCATTATCAAGTGTGAACAAAGCAGTTAAAACAACGAAAGACGAGTTAAAAGAGGTTGAAAAGGGCTTGAAATTAGACCCCAAGAATACCGAACTTTTAGCACAGAAACAACAGTTGCTTACAAAGGCAGTAGGCGAAACAAAAGATAGATTAGATGTATTAAAGACGGCAGAAGCCCAGGTGGAGCAGCAGTTTAAAAACGGCGAAGCATCCGCAGAACAATACAGAGCAATCAAAAGAGAAGTTGCAGCAACAGAGGAAGAGTTAAAGAACCTGGAAAATGCCGCCAAAAGCAGCAATATAACACTTGAAAAAGTGGGAAGTGCATTTGGAACTATCGGAGATAAAGCAACATCCGCCGGGCAAAAGATGTTACCCGTAACGGCTGCAATTACGGCAGTTGGAACGGCGAGCGTAGCAGCAGCGAGTGAGTTTGAGGATAGCATTGCAAAATTAAGTACAATTGCAGATACATCAAAAGAAACGGGCGTGCCGCTTGAAGAGTTAGAGAAGCAAATAAAGGATTTATCGGACCAAACGGGCATATCATCAGCGGAGATTGCGGAAAATGTTTACAATGCCATTTCAGCCGGACAAAAAACCGGGGATGCGGTTTCATTTGTGGAAAACGCTACGAAATTAGCAAAAGCCGGATTTACAGATAGTGGAGCGGCGTTGGACATTTTAACAACCGCAATGAACGCCTACGGAATGGAAGCGGACAAGGTAACAAATGTTTCCGATATGCTCATAATGACACAGAATTTAGGTAAAACAACGGTTAATGAGTTGGCAAGCGCAATGGGTAAAGTAATACCAACGGCAAACGCCAACAATGTACAAATGGACCAGTTATGTGCATCATACGCAATATTAACCGCAAACGGAATTGCAACCGCAGAAAGTACAACATACCTAAACAGTATGTTAAATGAGTTAGGAAAAGGCGGAACAACGGTTGACGGAGTTTTGAGAGAAAAAACCGGAAAAACATTTTCACAGTTATCAGAAGAGGGAATGAGCCTTTCGGATGTATTGGATATTATCAATACGGCAGCAACAGAGGACGGCAAAAGTTTTTCGGATATGTGGAGCAGCGCAGAAGCCGGAAAAGCAGCCCTTGTATTATTGGGGGATGATGCCGGAACTTTCAATGATACATTAAGCCAAATGCAAGATGCAACCGGGGCAACAGATGAAGCATTTGCAAAACTTGATACAACAAGCAATAAAGTAAAAATTGCAATCAACCAGGTAAAGAATGTTGCCGTGGATCTGGGAACAACGATATTAGACAGTTTGCAACCGATTATAGAAAGCGTAGTTGGAAAGATAAAAGATTTTACGGAATGGTTTAAAAATCTGAATGAGCAGCAGAAACAGACCGTTATAAAGGTTGCGGCCGTGGTTGCTGCAATCGGACCGGCTTTAATCATATTTGGGAAAATATGCACGGCAATATCAAGCATAATTACGGTTGTTGGGAAAATAGGCCCGGCAATCAAGGCAGCAAAAGCGGCATTTGCGGCGTTTAATGCAGTATTAGCAGCAAACCCGGCTATTTTGATTGTTACCGCAATCGTGGCGGTAATAGCCATATTAGTAACGCTTTACAACAAGTGCGAGTGGTTCAGAAATGGGGTTAATAAAATTTTTGAAGCAATCAAAGCCGCATTTTTTACCGCTTTCAATGCGATAAAGGAATTTTTTACCGTAACAATTCCAAATGTCTTTAATACCGTACTGAATTTTGTAAAGAGCAATTGGCAAGGGCTTTTGCTATTGCTTGTAAATCCGTTTGCCGGGGCTTTCAAATTGATTTATGACAATTGCGATAGTTTCCGGGTAGCGGTGGACACGCTTTTGCAGAATATAAAGCAATTCTTTGTGAATTTGTGGAATGGGATTGTTGCGATATTTCAAAATGTGGGCCAGTGGTTCACGGATAGATTTACGGAAGCATATACGGGTGTGACAACAGTATTTTCGGTAATCGGTTCATGGTTCGCCGCCAGGTGGAACGATATAAAAACCGCCCTTGCGACCGTGGCAACGTGGTTTCTTACCATGTTTACAAATGCCTATACGAATGTAACAAACATATTCGCTGCAATTGGTTCATGGTTCGCCGCCAGGTGGAACGATATAAAAACCGCCCTTGCAGCAGTAGCCACATGGTTTTTAACTATGTTTACAAACGCATACACCAATGTAACAAATGTATTCGCTGCAATCGGTTCATGGTTCGGGGCAAGGTGGACGGAGATAAAAACCGCCCTTGCATCCGTTCCAACATGGTTTAAAACACAGTTCGATAACGCATGGACGAACATAAAAAATGCATTTGCCAATGTGACTTCCTTTTTCTCTGATTTATGGGAGAAAATCAAAGGTTGTTTCGTGAATGTCGGCGTGGCTATCGGTTCAGCGGTTGGGGATGCCTTTAAATCGGCAATCAACAGTTGCCTATCAACCATAGAGGGCGTTGTAAATAAGTTTATCGGTATGATTAACGGAGTAATTGGAATTATCAATGAGATACCGGGCGTTTCACTTTCAAAAATTGATACGCTTTCACTTCCGAGACTTGCAAAGGGCGGTATATTAAGAGAAGGTACGGCAATGGTAGCAGAAGCCGGACCGGAACTTTTAAGCATGGTAAACGGAAAGGCAGTTGTAACACCGCTTACGGGTTCGGCGGTAAACACGGCAGCAGACAACCTAAAGGGCAACAATGGCGGTTTCCGCCAAGAAATCAATATTACAAGTCCTAAAGCCCTATCCCCTTATGAAGTGGCAAGACAAACGAGAATACAGACCCGTGCAATGGTTATTGCAATGCAGAGGGGGTAAATTATGGCAGATATTACAGTTACTTGTACAAATGATAAAAATGTTTCTATTGCCTTTAGGTGGGATTGGGATAATAACCCATTCCACCTATTAGGGCTTGACGGAATATATGGTTATGATTGCAATGTTACCACATCAGAAAACACCACAACAGACGGCAGCACATACCAGGGAAGCACGGCAAAGGAAAGAAATATTGTAATAACCGCAGAGATTGACGGAGATTACAGAAAGAACCGGGAATTACTGTATAGAGTGTTTCCAAAAGGCAGAACCGGAACGCTTGAATATAGCGAGGACGGGGATATAAAAACAATCACTTACAGAGTGGAAAGCGTGACACCAGGGGCAACAACGGGCGTTGTAAGGGATTATACAATTAGCCTTATTTGCACCGACCCATATTTTAAGGACCTGTCAGATGTGGAAGTGGTAATGGCAAGTTGGGTATCAGATTGGTACTTTGAAAACGGGTTTGATATTAACGGCGTGGAATTTGGACACCGGGAAGCCGAGTTGGTAAAGGAAATTGAAAATAACAACGGTGCGGACAATATCGGAATTACCGCAATATTCAGAGCGGACGGCATTGTAAAAAATCCGGCTATTTACCATTCGGAGAGCGGGAAATATATAAAGGTCGGTTATGCCGGAAATGATTTTGAATTGCAAAGTGGTCAATATGTGGTTATTTTCACACACACCGGAAAGAAAAATATATACCTTTTAGACGGAGTGAGCCAGGCGGAAATTGAGGAACACAAGGACCGTTACGGAATGATTGATTGGGACACGGTTGTTTCCAGGTATGGAACAATCATAAATCAGTATTTGGACGAGGACGGGGATTTTATACAGTTGCAGGACGGCACAAACACCATTACATACAATGCAGAAAGCGGCATTAACTATTTATCCGTGTCCGTATATTACCGCATTTCATATTTGGGGGTGTAAGAGCATGGAAATTATTGTATACGACCGCAATTTGTACCGCCTGGGGACGATTGAAAACCATACATCCTTACAATGGCATAGAAAATATTACGAGTGTGGCACGTTTGAGTTACACGCCCCGGCAACAGAGGACAACATAAGGCTTTTGCAGCCGGGTAATGTAATAAGGCCAAAGGGAAAGGATGAAGCCGCCGTTATCCGTGGGGACCAGACAGAAGAGGAAAGCACCATTGTAAATGAGATTGTGCGAAACGGCTATTTTCTGCCTATATATTTTAATGACAGATTGACCGGTCCCATGTTTACATTTAACGGAACGTGTGAAGATGCTATGCGTTATATGATTAACCGCATGGCAGCAGTACCGTTGTTGGAAGTAGCCCCAGGAATAGGGGATGAAACCAAAATAACATTCCAGGCAACCTATAAGAATGTATTAACCTATCTTTCTAAGATTGCCCGGTATTGTGAATTGGGCTTTAGGGTAGTGCCGGACTTTAAGGGTAAGAAAATGACCTTTGAAACATATAAAGGCATAGACAGAACCACGAAGCAAGGCACAAAGCCCCGTGTAATCTTTTCGGAGAGTTACAACAACCTAAACCGTGCAAAACATACCTATTCAGACGAAACCGCCAAAACAAAGATTGTTGTAGGTGGGGCCGGGGACGGTGCGGACCGTATTTATGTAACGGTAGGCGGCGGAACGGGGTTTGATTTACGGGAAGAGTTTTTGGATGCCAAAGACATAAATAAAGATGATTTTTCAACCAATGCGGAATACCTGGAAGCGTTACGCATCCGGGGGGAGCAGTACAAAGCGGAAAACGCCGTGATTGAGAACATAGAAGCCGAAGTGGAAGCCGAGGTTAATTTTATCTATGGCACGGATTACGATTTAGGGGACATTGTGACAGTAGAAAAGGCAAAATGGAACAAAGTATTAAATTTACGCATTACGGAACTTTGCGAGGTTTACGAATACGGCGGAATGTATGTTGTTCCTACTTTTGGGGATGCCCTACCCACAACCATAAATTGGGACAATTAGGAAAGGAGAGGAAAAGCAAATGGCAGTAAGAGGATTTTTTTACAATTCCGTAAATAAAGACCGCTTATACAACGGCCAGGATATGAACGAGGACAAAGCCCCGTTCTATAAAGAGGGTGTGGCGTATGGACATTTGAAAGTAACCGCAGACGGGGAAAGTATGGCGGTAAAGGTGGACGGCGGAAGCCGTACCGGGTACGCATACATCAACTTGCACACAATCCACAATACAACCGTCCTAGAATTGCCCGTGAGCGGTTCAAACGGTACATTGCCAAGAATTGACCGTGTAATATTGCGGAATGATGAAACAGAGCGAAAACCAAGCATTTTTATTTTAGAGGGGGCATATTCAAGCAATCCGCAGCCGCCGGAACTTACGAACAATGACACAATCCAGGAAAAATGTTTGGCGGAAATTTATGTGGCAGCCGGAGCGGTGGCAATATCCCAAAGTGATATTACAGACACCAGGGCAGACACGGGATTGTGCGGTTTCATTGCATCACAGTTTGAGGACTTTGATTTTTCACAGTTCACAAAGCAATTTAACGCATGGTTCGCCCTGGAAAAAAAGAGCATGGAACAAGACCATGCAAATTTCATTGAAGAATACGCCGAAATGACACAAGCATTTATGACGGACCAGGAAGCACAATGGAATAAGTGGTTTAAAGAGAAGCAAACGGAACTTTCCGGGGACATTGCCGGGAAACTGCAATTACAGATTGATGATGTAAAAGAAAAGGTTTACAACATTGCCTTTAAGGTTTACATCATTAGCACATTGGAGCAGATTACAAGCCCGGTAACGGTAAAACTTACGAATAAGACCACGGGGACCATGCAGACGGTTACAGTTACAAAAAGCCAAATGGGCTTTTATGTCACGGAAGCCGGAGAATACACCGTGGAAGCGGATTTGGAAAGCGTTATGGTTACACCGAAAGCCTTTAAGGTTACAAACGATAATCTTATGACAACGCAGAATATTACATTGCGTGAGGGTTCAAACCTGGGATATATCGGAAATTATATCGGTTCATTTATTGCACAATAAAAAGAAAGAGAGGATTAAACAATGGTAGGATTTCCAAAAGTAATTAAGACAAAGGCGGATTTAGTCAACACTTACAAACTTGTAAAGAAAGGCAGATTGAAGAAAGAAGATTGGTTGGCAGCAGTTGAGAAGTTGGAAAATCAGAATTTCATCTTTTGCCCTATCCTGGAGAAAACCGAGGATAGAAAGGGCGTTACCCTTATGTTTGTAAACGAGGTTACAGAGGGGGACAAGGTAAAAGCCGGGAACGTGACCGCAACCGTTAAGACCGTGGAGCATATCGAGGTTGAAAAGGCAGCAGAAGCAGACCAGGAAGCGGCAGCAGCAGAGGGAACGGCGGCAGCAGATACCGAAACAACCACAAATAACAATCAGACCAAGCACACAATTTTAACACTTTCAAAGGCTATTGCGGCGGATGCGGCTACAATCGGTATTCCGGCAGAGGTTACATTTTATGACCGCCTGGGAATTACAGAAGAGGAAGTGGAGCAGATGAAAGGAGAGTTAGCATAATGGGAAGATTATTTGTTTATGACGAGAATATGACGGACGAGAGGGCGAAAATCACAGTTGCTAAAATGGCCGCCGTATCGGACATTGTAGCGAGTGAAAAGGCGTTTATACAGTATTCCGCAGCCGGACAATTAACCGTGCTTGCCGGGGCAGTTATTGCGGTAGGGGATGCCGTTTTTCAGACCGAGGAAACAACGCTTTCCGCCGCCAACTTGGACGGTGCAAGCAGCTTTGCACACGGCAAGGATTATTACATTTACTTGTGCGACAATGGCAAGGACAGTTCGAACGAGGTTTATTTAATCTCTGAAAATTCCACATTCCCGGACGGTGTAGAATGGGACGATACAAACACACGTAAAATTGGCGGTTTCCACTATGGCTTTGTTAGAAATGTGGATGAATACAACAGAGAAGTAAATACAAGTGGAAGCGTGCGTGGTAGCGGTTGGGAAAGTAATGTGCGTGAGGACATTGTCCCTAACTCTGTATGGACTGCACTACACCGTCCAAAGTGCGACCCGTCAGGTATGGCATACCTGGGAAATGGATTGTGGGGAGATATTTACCTTGCATCAGATGACGGGGCGAACGGCTTACAATCTGTATACAACGCAATTCCTATTACGGGTACAGAGGGTTTAAATTGGTATATTGCCAACGAAAAGGCTGCCCGTGTCGGAAAACGTTTACCGGACCTTGCAGAATTTTTAATTGCAGCAGAGGGAAGCCCCCAGGGATTGGACGGCAGCAACACAAACGGTTGGACCGCAACAACCAACACCGCAAGAACTAATGTTGGAAAAATCAAAAATGCAATTTCAGTAAAAAACATCATGGACCTTGTGGGGCTTATTTGGAAATGGCTAAAGGAGTTTTGCTTAGACCCCACCGCTGCATCCTGGAATTGGTACAATGTTATGCCCGGCTACGGTCAAATTTATATGCCGTCACAAACAGCCTTGCACGCCCTCATTGGCGGCGGCTCTTGGAACAACGGCGTGCATTGCGGTGAGCGTACCGTCGATTGCAACAGTTTCCCGTGGGGCGTGGGCACGAACATTGGCGTGTGGTGCGTGTGTGACAGTCTGTAATCTGCCAGGGTGGGCGGAAGCCCACCCAATAGAAAAATATATAAACCGAGGATAAAAACATGGCAGAGAACAAGAAAAGCAATCAAGCGGATGCGTATATGGAGAGCATGAAAGCATATCAAAAGACCTATGATTTTCTTTTGTACCTTTATCCCATATTGTCACAGTTTCCGAAATTTGAGAAATTCGCATTACAGAGCCAAATTAAAACGGCGGTTTTTGAAATGCTTAAATCAGTAATCAGATTTAGAAAGACCGGGACAAAGAGCCACATATATAACGCAGATGTGGAGTTGCAGTTTATCAAAACCCTCATACGGCTTTCTTACGATTTGGAATATCCGGCAATGAGTAAACACAGATACGAAGTATTGAGCAAGAAAATGACAGAATTAAGATGTATCATTGGCGGAATAATCGAAGCCGTAAAGAATGGAAATTGGAAATAATGTTGGCATTGCCGATTTTATTTTGGGGAAACTGTTAATATGCACCGGGCCAGTTCACGGAAATTTCCGAGCCTTGCACGCCCTCATTGGCGGCGGCAATTGGAACAACGGCGTGCATTGCGGTGAGCGTACCGTCAATTGCAACAATTACCCGTGGAACGTGAACACGAACATTGGCGTGTGGTGCGTGTGTGACTTTACAATTTTATAGACATAGAAGCCCAAGCGGCCACTAGCAAAGATTTACATTTTAAGTAAGTCAGACGGTTTGCCCGTTCCGGTGCGATACCGGACGAACTAACAAAGCAAACCACCTTTTAGTAAAATAGAATATTTGAAAATTGGTAGGGATTAAATGAAAACAGTAAAGGGACTACATGAGAAAATGGGGACCTTTGAAAATGCCAATACTTCATTCCACCAGGCGGCAAGGTGCAAGCGGTACACGAATGAGGTATTGGCTTTTTCTATGGTTAAGGAAGAGGAACTTTTAAGAGCAACCGAGGAAATACAGAATTTAACATATAGACAGGGGGAATATAAGATATTTAAGGTGTTTGAGCCAAAAGAACGGCTTATTATGGCGTTGCCGTTCTATGATAGAGTGGTGCAACACATGATTTGTAACGCTATTCAACCCGTATTTGAAAACGGATTTTATTACCATTCTTACGCTTGCCGGAGCGGTAAGGGGATGCACGCCGCAAGTGATACATTGTATCAATGGATGTATGAAACAGAGGTAAAGCAAGGGTTAAGGATGTATGCCTTTAAAGGGGATATATCAAAGTATTTTGCATCTATACCGCATGACAAATTAAAGGATGAAAACCGCCGCTATATAGGGGATAAGAAAGCCCTTGTGTTAATGGATGATATTATAGACCACAACGGCATATTACCGGACGGCGTGGGAATACCCGTTGGAAACCTCACAAGTCAGTTATTTGCGAATGTGTACGGCAATAAGTTAGATAAATTTTGCAAGCACGTTTTACATATTCCGTATTTTGTGCGGTACATGGATGATTTTATTATCCTATCGGACGATTTGGAGCAGTTAAAAGAATGGGTTAAGAGAATAGAAGAATTTTTGGAAAATGAAATGCTTTTGCATATTAACCCTAAAAGCACAATCCTATACGCCGGGAATGGCATAGATTTTTGCGGATATATCCACTATGCAGACCACAAGAAAGTAAGAAAATCATCTATCAGAAAGTTAAAGCAAGATGTAAAGGCGTATGAGTTGGGCGAATTGCCGCCGGAAGAATTTAACCGGAAGTATGAAAGCAGAAAGGGACATTTAGGACACGCCGACACATACCACATTGCAAAGGCGGTTGAATACGAATTGTTATTCTATGAATGGGAACGCCTGGAAGCAACGGCGTAAAAAGGGTCAGAATAAAAAGCCGTTCCATTATATGATTTACTTGTAAAAAATCCACAGAAAGGAGCGGTGCAAAATGAAAGAGGAAATTGCAGCATTTATTTTAGCGGAAACGGCTAACCCCATTTTCCGCCTTGTGGCCCTTGCAGTTGTATTTGATACAATCATGGGCGTTTTCAGAGCAATAAAGGAAAGAAAGTTTAATTCATGTGTTGGGATTAACGGGGCAATCCGAAAGGTAGGAATGATTGTTTCTATCATCTTCCTTTCCATTGCGGATAAAATTCTTTCAATCAATCTGATAGGTTTTATCCCGTCCGGTTTATGGTCTGATATTGGTATGCAGACCCCGGCGGTTATCGGAATGGCAGAGTTTTTTTCTTTACTGTTTATTGCGTATGAAATCGTGAGCATCCTTAAAAATATGACCCTTGCCGGACTTCCGGTAAAGAAGTTGTGGGATGCCGTAAAGAAGTTTTTGGGTAAGTACACGGAAGAGTTACCGGATGATGATTAAAGAAAGCGAGGAATAAGACATGGCAACAAAAGACCAGGTAAACACCTTTATTGCGAAATTGGCAGCAATCGCAAGAAAAGAATATTTAACCCGTGATAAATGGGTTTTACCGTCCGTATGTATCGCACAGGCCGCATTAGAAACCGGGTGGGGAACGTCCGGGCTTATGACAAAAGCCAATGCGTTTTTTGGCATTAAGGTCGGTAGCAGTTGGAAAGGAAAGGTTTACAGTAGCAAAACAAACGAGTGCTATGACGGTAAGACCTACACGCAGATTACCGCCGCTTTCCGTGCTTATGATAGCCTGGAAGAGAGCGTGGCAGATTATTACAATCTGATTTGCGGAAGTTCCCGTTATGCCGGAGCAGTAAACAACGGAAACGCCGAAAGTGCCATTACCGCAATCAAAAACGGCGGATATGCAACAAGTCCTACATACATCAAGAATGTAATGAACATCATCAATTCTTATAACCTTACACAGTATGATACATGGGACGGAGAGAACCAGGGACCGGCGAACAAGGAAACCCACGGTTATAAGGTGGGGGACAAGGTAAGAGTGATTGACAACATCACATACAACGGGGTGCGTTTTGCAACCTATTATGATGAATATGATGTTATCCAGGTAAACGGGGACCGTGTTGTTATCGGTATCGGTAACACCGTGACGGCAGCAGTAAACGCCGCCAACATTGCAAAGGATGAAGAGATTGCAGAAGCCCCGGCGGATGCAGAAGTACCAACCGACATTCCGACCCAGAAAGAAACAGAGAACGCCCACGGTTTCAAGGTAGGGCAGAAAGTAAAGGTTATCAATGCTTACGATTACTACGGTAATATGTTTAAGTGTTGGTACAGTAAATATGATGTTATCGAGGTTAAGAATGACAGAATTGTTATTGGTATCGGTAACACCGTGACGGCAGCAGTAAACGCCGCCAATTTAGCAGCAGCATAAGCAACGCCGCCTTTAGGAATTTGACTACCAAAAGAGCAAGGAATAATGTATATCACGGAATTAAAAGCACACCTTAAAAAGTGTGCTTTTTTCTTACGCTGTGTGTCCAGCGAAGCTGGACCACACTAGCCGGTGTAAGTCCGGTCACGGTAATCGCCAGTGAGCCGTGTAGCTAAACTCGGTGCGTTGCAGTAATGCAGGGTACTAAGCGAGTGGA